CCATTGTGTTTTCCCTAGTTATGACCTTAATAGTTTCTTTACGACTATCTTGGTCGGTTAAATTATCATACCTACTGCGTCCTACGCCAACAGTTGTGTCTGCTGGTACGGAAACAATAGACGCTTCCAATGGTTTCCAGTTAACACGATATTTTGGCTTGTCCTCGTCCTCATCATCGTCCATAACTTTGTCCATCTTCATTATTTCATAGCCCACACTCACATTACTGCGAATGCCATCTATGACATCACGAAAAACCTCATCAGCTAGTTTTGATTTACCAAATCTAACGACTGCACGACCTACCTTGTCGGCATCGCTGATTTTAGCTTCTTCTATGACTCCTATTTGCTTTTCTAAATCGTGGTTAAGCAATAATGGTGCTTTACCACTAGCAATAAATGAAAAATCCACATCTTCTGGATTATGACTTAAAATTTCTGTTCCAAAACTTCTATCGTATGGTTCTTCAGAAGAAAAAGCTAAATTAACAGTTCTCTTATCTTCGCTTATTTCTTTTTTATTAAAACCAAATACACGATATAGTTTTTCTTTGTCTGATTTTTGTATAATCATTTTTTCTTCAATCTTATTATTCTTTTCTTCCTTAACTGATTCCTTTTTTTCTTCAGGTACTGCTGATACAGTATTTTCGATACTAGATTCTTTGCTGATCCCTTTGTTGTTAGAGCCATCTTTAACAATACCTTTTAAATTAATCATATATTTAATATCTATTATTTTTCTACTTCTTCTTCAACCTCATTTGGTTGATTTTGTTGTATTTGTTTTTGTCCGAAAGGTTCAAACGCTAATTGTATTCCAAACTTTTCTGCTAATTCTTTATCTGACTGTATCTGACTGAACACATCTTCTACATCACGACCATAAGTTGCTTGAACGTCTTGATGTGATAAAAAACCATTCTCTACACCTACTTTTAATGCTTCAACTTCTTTTTTAGGATCAATCCACTGCCAACCTCTCGCTCTCCAGATAGGTTGATTAAATTTAGGAAATTTAGAAGCTGGAAGTCCATTTAATAAATCTGTTAATAAAGCCATTTCTAACCAATGAGCATAAACAACATCGTGAAAGTTTCTAGTAATCTTATATTGTTCGCACTGCCAATAATTTCTTTCTTCTAATGCACCTTGTCTAATACTTGAATAATTGACACTCTCTAAATCGTTTGCAAGTGTATTATAACTAACATTTAAACTACTTGCGATGGATCGAATAATAGATTTAGTAAAATCTTTAAATGCTGTCGTTGGGTGTTGTGGATCAAATGTTTGAAAATCAGTTCCAGTTGGTAGTTGCTCAAATGTTCCAGGTTCAGCAGACATAACTGGATTATTAGTATTTGTTTTATCTTCTCCAGTATAAGTATCAGCATCAGCAGATTTAAAGAATCCCATTTTACTTGCACCTACTCTTGCCGCAACTAATTCAGCTTCCATATAACCATCTAACATTTTTAAATCTTTTAAACACGATGATAAAGGTGGAATACCTCTCGTTTGATGTGGTCTTTCCTGATGATAGAAATGAATAATCTCGTTAGCTGGAACAATATTATATTTTATACCTGGATAGGAAGAAGCACTTACATTTAAGTCATCGTTTGGGTGTCTTTTTAATAAATGATAATTAATTGGCTTACCAAACTTATTAATTTCAATTCCCATTCTAACTTCATTCTTATTTGGTAAAATTGTATTTAATTCTGTATCTAAAAAATCAGCTTCAATAAATTCAATAGCAAATTTATAAGGATTATCAAAATTTTTAATAATTCTAATTAAAACTTCTCCGTCTCTTGGAAATGTTTCAGCAAATAATCGTTGACAATCAACCCAACTCATTTTTCCATCAGCAGAACATTGATAACCCCATTCTTTCCAACGTCTTTCAATCATATTGTTAGCAAATGAATCTAATGCACCATTTGGATCACGACTTCTGACTTGTAAATGAACTCCTTTAGGCCCAATAACATTATCTGTATAAACATTGATAAATCTTCTTGCGTAAGCATTATTTCTTGCTAAATCTCTGGCTCTATTTCTTAAAACTCTTAAACTTTGTTTTATTTCAGTATCAGCGGATTTAGATGTTTGAATAAAGTTGCTTAATAGTCTATGCGTTCCAGCACCAGAATAAAAAGACCTTTTATTTGTTCTTCTTCTGAATAGATTTCTAATTCGTTCAAGATATGTCATTAAATTGTACCTTTACTACTCTACCTGAACCCTCATTGTTACCAATTCTAAATTCCGCAACTTCTTGTTTATATTCTGCTCTATAATAATCTCTCCATCTTAATAATTCTTCAACAGTTAATTTATTAAGTGAACGTCCAGCTATTGAATAACTTGAAACATCTGCATCTGCTCTATTTTCTAATATGCTCTCGATTTTATCGAGCATTACTTTAGCGTGGCTTCTAGTATCGCCAGTAGTTGCAAAAAAGTTATCTTTAACAGTTAGTTTACCTGAATCTATAACTAATTTTTCACTATCACTTGTTTGAATAACTTTTAAAACCCAAAAATAATCTCCAGCAGTATAACTAGCGGTTGCTGAATCATCTAATGTAAATGTATATTCTGTTCCTGACTCTGTAACTGTTGCTGAAAATCTTGTTGAACCATCAGTTTCTAATGACGCTTCCCAAACCATTGAATGACTTGATGGTGCATAATCAGCACCTATGTCTGTTCTTTTCCAGACGATTGTTTCGCCTTTATAAAAACTTATTGGTTCTTTTTCTGGTATATCTGTAAATAAATTTGCCATATTAATTAATCATTCCACGATTTAGCAAAATTACTATGCTTTTTATAATGTTTCAACCTACTTTGGTTGACTTTATGATTCATTTGTGTTTGTCCACTTTTTTGTTTTTCAGATATTCTATTTAAGTCTGCATTCAATATTGTAAATGCCGACAACGCATAAACTCTACAATCTAACGCTTCATTTCTTGGTCGCATTAAAACCCATTCTCGTCTTTTAAAACCTCGTCTATATTTTGTAACCACTTTTTCTGCTGTTAGTTGTCTGAAATATTCTTCTCCATATTTTTTTGGAAAATGACAATATCCAGCACCATAATCTCTTATCCTTAATCTCGAATATATTAATTCTTTAGCAGTATCAACGCCAATTGGAAATAAAGTTATTCTTGCAATATTATTTCTTGTCGGTCTGCTAATGATTGCTCGTCCCTCTCCACCTATACCTTTGATTGCGAATATTCTTCGTGCAAATCTTGGTTTACAAAACTTATAAACTTGATTGGTATGGTGTCCACTATCCACACAAGTCGCAACGATTTTAAGTTTGGTTTTATTAGGTAATTCGTATGTTTTAGATAATATTAAATCTAGTTCTTGCCAAATATTAGGTGCTGATGGATCGCCATAGATCGTATGATAATCTATACTCCATGTTTCTTCTTCTAAACCCCAACCTAATACTTCTACTTCGAGTCTATCGTCTTGAACATCAACTCCAGCAGTTAGTAATACGACTTCATCAGGAATAGTATAATCTTCACGTCTATCATATAGACCTAAATCATCAATACGTTCTCCTTGATCTTCCCACGTTTCTCCTAAATAGGTATTTACAAATACTCTTAATGTTTCAGGTAATTTTTTTGCTCGTAAGAACTCTCCAACAGCTTCTTCCATCGTTACCCATACAGAATAAAGTCCATTCAATCTAAAACCAGCACGTCCATTAAATCTATCAGTCGCTTTCCAATGTCCTTTAGCGATATTTTTGATTCTTTCAATATCAGTCCATTTCTTTTCACAATGTTCACATATATATCTAACTGTTTCAGGTTTGTTCTTTGCCCATTGTACTTGCGACCATTTTAAAACTTGTTTCTTCTTGCACTTATGACAAGGAACATAAAATAAACGCTTATCAGTATCTTCAAAAGCAGATTCAATCGCACTTGCACCTTTAACAGTAGGTGTTGATGTTAGAACTAACTTACTATCCCAAAAAGTAGCACTTCTACGTTTAGCCAACATAACAGGATCGCCCTCACTTCCAGCAGTAGGTGGGTATCTATCTATCTCATCACATAAAACAATTTTGATAGGTCGAGAAGCTAACGATGCTGGAGAGTTAGCACCACAAGCTGTAATATGTCCACCATCGAATATCTTATGCAATACAGTATTGCCTGAATCTTTACTTTTAACTTCGGCAACTTTATATTTTAAAATTTCAGTATCTCTAATCATTGGTGCTAATCTATCCTGACTCCAAGCACGAGCCATTTCTAAAGTTGGGTGGACAACTAATATAGGTGCTGGTGCATAATGAATATAATAACCGATAGCATTAAGTAATATTTCTGTTTTACCTATTTGAGAACACGACATAACAACAACTTCATCAATAGATGGATCATTGATACTATTCATTATTTCTTTTTGAAATATGGCTCGACTGGTTTCAAATTTACCAGCTTCACTACTACTTTCAGTAGATAAGTGTCTAAATTTATCTGCCCACTGACTTATTTTTAGGTGTGGCGGTGGTTTTATTAGACTCATTGTTTTTTGCCACACTTCTGTCATCGCTTGTGATCTCATAAAGTGCCTCATATAGTTTATCTTGAAGTATTAATTTAATTTCGTTAATATTTTTAACTGTAACAATAACTGGAGCAACCTTATTTGGTATTGAAAGCAATTTTTGTTTTATTTTGTGTACTAACTCTAACCAGGTGCGTTTTACTTCTTCTTTCGGTATTAATTCGCCTGTTGCCTTCATTTTTTCTATTTCTGCTATTTCTGCTTTGGCTTTAAGTAGTTTATTTTTATTTTTTAATACTTCTTCAGCAGTAAAATCGCCACCAGCTTTCGCTTTTAGAAAATCTATATATCCATGAACACTACTAACTAAATCATACTTACCACGTTCAGCTTTAGGTATAATATTATCTTTAGCAAGTTGTTGTATTCTACGTTCAGATAATTTTAACAATTTAGATATAGCTTCGATAT